CGTTTCCGTCTTTCCTCTGTACAAAGCTCGCCACGGCCCAACTTTCTAGTTCGCCGGCTCCCGACAAAATGAGTTAAACATTCCAGAGACCGCATTGTCGATATGGGCGTCTGTGACAGATGCCTGCTGTGTAGCTCTATTACCACTCGTAAGTACAACAGTTCCCGCAGCCGTCGCATCGCCAATAACATTCGTATCAGTCGCCACAGCATTCGAGAACAATTGGACCCAATTGGTCGGAGTATTTGGCCCAAGCAACACCTGCCTCGCCACATCCGCCCGCTCTCGATGAAAGACCACACTAAAGCCTTCCGTCGAAATCGCAACGCAAGCCGCAACAAGTGAAGCCTGCACACGGTTCTGGAAAGTCGGCTCTTGAGCCAACTGATACATATCGCTCTTCGTAACTGCCACATCAGCCTCCTAAAGAGGCTCATATACGATATGTGCGCTGATTGCGTTCGATGAGCCGCCGGTGAACTGCGAATAGACACTCTCGCCCAGCGATGCCGTGTTGCCGATCTGCGCCCATTCCTCGCCACGCGGGACCTGCCAGCGGAAGATGCCACCGAAGGCATTGAAATTGAGCTCGAGCTTGGTGTCGCTCGTAACTGCCGAGCGCTGCGGACCGGCCGCGGCCGCCACGAAAGTCACCGGCGGTGCCGCCAACGCAGCCGTGGACGGATGCTTGGGGCCGTCACTGTTGGGGGCTGCAAGTGCGGTCGGCGTGGTCTCAACCGTCGAGACCCTGGCAAGCTGCATGATCATGGCGCCGGACGTACCGGCAAGACCCATGCCGGCAACCTCACTGATATTGATCAGTTGGGTACCGGAGCCGCCCTTGATCGCCATGTAAGTAGCGTTCGTAAGCGCGCCCGTGTCCGCCTGCGCGGTCGGGGTGAAGTTGGGGGCGTGGAAGACTCTCTGTGCCATGGCTGGCTCCTATTCGGTCAACTTCCGCAGCTTCGCGATATGCTCGTCGAGCGCATCCTGCTTGGACTGCACAACAGCCTGTTGCTGTGCCAATTGCGCCTGCTGATCCGCAATCGCCGTCTGTGTTTCCTTCAACGCGGCATGTTGGCCGACAACATCCTCGAGCAACGCCTTGATCTGAGCGATAAGGTCGGCCGGCGTCTCGTGCAGCATGGTCACGATCTTGAGCAGCGCCGCCATGTTGTCGACGGCGGCCGGACCGGTTGCTCCCAGACTTCCAAAGCTCATGACCGTTCCTATGTGCTCAGTATCGCCGCGACCTTAAAGCTCGCACCTACCGGCACCGCGATATATTCAGTCTGCCCGGCCGCCAGCCGTGAAGTCATGCCGGCGCCGATCGCAACAGCGGTTGGATTCGTGCCGATCTCATAGCAACAAATCGTATCGGTATGCAGCCGTACGAATCTGGTCTTGGCATTGAAGGCAGTCGACTGCGTCGTAGCACCTGCATTGGCCACGCCCTGCGTAGCAAGGGCTGGTCCCTGCGGCATTTGCCCAATCCTTCCGGCTGGGCCAACCGCGATCTCGGCATATTCGGTGACGCAAAGGAATGCCATGTCGTTCCTACGTCAGGATTGACGCCCACTTGCCGGCAATCACGCCCTGCGACTCATCCACGACCTGCGGAGTAATGCCAGCCGTCGTTGCAGCACTCTGCACCGAATCCATGTAGGCATTATCAGCAGCCACGATCGCGGCTTGGTAGGCAGCCAAGTTGGCAAATACTCCAAAACCACTCGGCGCATATGTGTTGAATGCCGCCGTATAGGCAACCTGGCGTGTGCTTGCTGCTACGTTGACCGCATTGATAAAGGCCTGCTCAAGGGCGGTTGCCATCAGACACCACCAGTCCCAAGCGAGCGCAGCAAGCCCTGATATACTGCCAAACCAGCACCGCCATTATTGGTGAGACATGATGTCACGCAGGCGCGCGCCCATACGATCTCGGCGTTGTTGAGCGCCACCTGACCGGCCGGGCTCTGTGCAGCAGCAGCCTGCGCTGCCTGCCGGGTGGACTCAGCCGTGTTGCAGGCTGCGTCATGAGCCAGATTGCCGCTGTGCGTGTGTCCACCCATCAGAAGGGCTCCTCAGATTCAGACTCTGGCTCTGGCTCTGGCTTGGGCTTGGGCTTTGATTTTGCAACCAGAGCCGGCTTTGCCTCGGCATTGCACTGCGCAATTACCGCATCCCGATCAGTAGTCCATGCCCGCTCGAAATCCACCTTGGCGAGATGTGCCGGCGAGCCAGCCGTAGCGCCCTGAGCATCGTACATCAACCGCTCGTACTTGCGCCACGTGGCACCACCAACAGCCCGCAAGCGGTGGAACTCGATAAGGTTGAAGCTCATCCTTTAACCCCGAGAAACCCCGCCGTCACGAACTGCTGTGGATTCTCGAAGAACCGCGTCATGGCGAGCATGATCTTCTCGACATCCGTACGGGTCAGCGTGGCTGCATCATCAATGCGGACCTCAATGCCGTTGGCCTCACCGGAACTCGCAGCCCCGGTCACGAAGTCCACGTATTTCTCGCCCTCGACGCCGCGAGAGAGACTGACGAAATGGCTTGCCATGGTTTACGGCCCCTGCACGTAGTCCAGTTCCATGGAGACCACGCCAGCCGTCACGGTCAACGCGGTCGTGAGCTTGATGACAAGATCGAAGTAGCCACCAGGATCAGCGGTGAATTGAGTTGCGCCAAGGTTCACGAACACCTGCCAGAGCGGCAAATTCTGATGTGCAGCCAGAAAAGTGTTGGCAAATGTCACATCAGTAGGCGGAGACTTGGTAAGTGCCGTGAAAGTCTGGGCCGCACCGAACATTTTGTTATCGACCGGTCCGGTCACCTGCACCACCGGATTGGCAAGGGTCGCCAGCGACTGCGGCGTGCCGTCCACGGTCGAGTCCGAGAAAGCAATGTCGATATCGCCAGCACCGGCCGTCGATACAGTAAAGAGGGCAAAGTAGACCCTCTTGACCTTGGCGGTCGTCGGAAAGCGGACAAATCTGTAGATTGATGCGATCGAGTCTCCGACCACGCCAGTCACAGAATCGTTGACCGTCTTCATGAAACCGGAAATACCCTCTCCCGAGGTGACCTCGACAAGCGGAGTCGAGTCCATCGCGGTGATTGAGGCTGACTTAGTGATAACAACGGTCATTGTGGTCTCCTATCGGGGTGTCAAGACGGGTGTGAACACCCTTTCCTTACGGCACAACGTCCGCGGCGGCCGAAGTGTCGGCACACAGCACCTGCAGCAGCCGGCCTGGCTCGAGCCGGGTTGCCCCGGAGCTCATGCCGGTCCAAAGCTGGTAGGGCAAGCTCGACAGGTCGCGGCGTTGCGACACATCGTTCTGCACATCCTTCCAGATGCCGAGATAAATACCGGTCTTCACCCAGGTGATGTTCTGCCGAACGCTCGCCGTGGAGGTGAGACGCTCAGAGTAGATGATGTCGAAACCCATGAACCGGGTGACCTTGCCCTCGACGAGCGTGGGCCGGTCGGCACCGGAGAAATCTGTACTGACCACCTGCACCTGGTTGAGCAGATCCGACTCGCCCTGGCTGTTCGTGATCCAGGTCAGGCTTTCCTGGTCGACATCGACCTGCGCCTTGCGGAAGATGCGCTTGGCTTCGATCATCTTGGCAACGGTCAATCCCGACGCGGCCGAGGATCCGAAAGTGCTGGCGATCTGGAACAGGCCCGAGGCATTGAACACTTCACCTGACAGACCGCCAGCATCGGCGCCAATCTGAGCAGTACCGAACGCGGCGCCAATCAGACGGTCGTCCCACTCACGGGCGACGGCAGCGGCTGCTACGTCGGAATATTGGCTGGTCGGATCGGTCAAGAGCTTAAGCTTGTCGAAACTGTCGATGAGCTGGACCGCTTCCTTGTCGATCGGGAACACCCACCGGCGGGTGAAGTCCACATCTTGCCTATCAAGCGGTGCGAAGCGCCCCGAGGGCGTCTTCATCTGGATCGCCCCGATGTACTGGACGGGCGATGCCTGTTTGCCGATGTGGAAACCTTCCATGCAACGGCCGCGCAGCTTTGACGTGCGCTGCTGCAGCTTGACGTTGAGGATGGTTGAAAACTGGGTGACGTACAGCTTGAAAAGGTTTTCAGACACGGCGTGCTCCCGCCTTGGACGTGGTTCGAGTGAGCACCGGCTCTTGCCGGTGTTCGCGTCGACCGTGTCTGCTAGGCAGGGGTCGTCAGATTTTCGGAATTGACCGTATCCTCTCGGGGGCCGTACTCACCCGATCGGCCTTGTCCTTTATGCGGCGTAACCGCCAGGGGACCGGAAACACGGGCTCATTAACTCGGGGTTATGAGCGGCGATCAGAGGGGCCAGACCGCCGCCAAAACTCAACCCACATGTCCACATCATGCGCGCACAGAAGGCAGGAAAGCGGAATTTGAATCAACGCACTTGTCGGTTTCGCAATGCGCCAGAACGCATGATCTTGCTCTTGACGAACAGCCGGCACCAATACGACGGCACGATATGGCCATCGACCAGTTCACATGCGTTAGGCAATTGAAAGTGCTTGCAAATTCCGCAATGCTCGGTTTCATTACCCATGGAATAGTTGACAGATTCCTTGGTCCGTTTTCCGCCGGGCGCAACATCGTCAGCAAAAATAGGAGGACGCTTGTCAGGCTCCTTATGGGCCTTCATATATTTAGTGAGAGCGGCCATCAGATTTTACAGTCTCATGCCAATGCCAATGATGAAAATCCCCTAATCGATATTCTCCAATCTTGACTAACTGCACAACCTCATCTGGTCGAATCTGATACCAATTGGTACGGCCAGCCAAAGACGGATATGAAAATAATTCCTTTGTCTTAGCCCAATGCGCCAACTTCTTCCCGTTCCAAGGACCGCCAAGGCACTCCCCTTCAAATGATTGCATCACTTCCGCCTCACGTGTTTACTACGCATCCGGTTCGCACGTTTATTCGCCGTCGCGATAGCCACGCCTTCGTCAACACCGGCCTTGATCATGGCGTTGGCCTGCTTTGCGGCACTCGCCGCCGCGGGCGTGCCGGCCAGCTTCTTGTTGTGCCGGGCAGCAAAGGTCTTGGCGCTCCACGGCATGACACATTACTTCTTCAGCGACTTCTCAGCATCGAGCCGGCGCAGCTCGAGCTTAGCGGCCTGGAACCGATCGATCACTTCCGTAAACCCGCCGGCCATATACTTGGCCTGCAAGTTGGTGTCTGGATGGGCGCAGACATTCTCGCCGGTAATGACGCAAATGCCGCCCCGGCACGAATCCGGGCAGCCGTTCGGCATGTGATGAATACCGTCCAGCCAATTGTCAGGCGGACCTTTCTTGGCAGCCTTGTGCTGCACGATCGCCTCGTTGAGGCGGGTCTTGACGGTCTTCCGGCGCAGCTTGGGTCTTGCCGGCGCATGAGTCTTACCCAGCTCCGGGCCGAGCTCGGCTCTGGCCTTGATATTAGCGGCACGGGTGGCGCGGGCCTTTGCAAGGCTATCGAGCAGGCGCTGCCGGCGCTCATCGACCGGCGATGTTTCGGTCTGCTGTTCCATCACGCGGCCTCCTCCTTATAGTCGCTGATCAGCCGGGTGAGCTGCTCGAACTCGCGGCGAGCTTCCGGCTCGTTCTGCAAGAACCGGCCTTGCCATTGCGGATTGGCCATGAGCTCGTTGAGTCGTGTCTGTGCAGTCTGTTGGGTGGTCATAAACTCACCTCCCTGCTTGCCGGAAATATACGAATCTTCCGTCGTGCCGGCCCCGACCTTGCGGAAGATTTCCATAACGCGGGAATAACCAACCGCCTTCTCAAGTGTCGCTACGTCTTCGGCCGTGACTTTGAGCTTTTGAGCACCCTGCACTGCAGTCTGCCGGTTATACTCGTAGTTGTTGCCCCAGTCCTTCTGAAGTTGCGCCTTCTCCTCGGTCAACTTCTGGGCCATGGCTTCGGATTCGCGCTTGTCACCTTCCTCCATGAAGCCAACGAACGCCTGGCTAAGCGCCGCCGCGCTGGTGGTTGGCAAATGCAGCTCAAATGCCTTCGTTCGCATGAACTCGGCAAAGCTCTGGTCAAGATCGGAACCGTCCGAAAACTTGACCTGCGAGAAGTCATAGCCGTTCTTATCGACAGGCGCCCCAAACCGCTGATACACGGCTTTCCAACCGGCCTCATCATTAACATCTTCAGGCAACTTGAGCAGGCGATTTGGCGGCACGCCGATGAACTTTTCGGCCTCCATGTGACCACGTGCGGATGCCATGAACGCCTTCATCGGGTCCGTCAGATCGTAACCCTTCTTGAGCGCATAGGTACGCATCTCTGCATCAAGAACATTATGCCATGGCACAGTCGGCGGTGCGGTCACATCCGTAATGTCGCCAGCCGGCTTCGCGGGAGGCGCGGAAGACGCTGCAGCAGCTTGTTGCGCGGCTGCGGTTGCAGCCGTAGCAGCAGCCGGGGAAATATAGGTATCAGTCATGGTCGCGGTCTCCTGTTCTGGGCGCGATGGTGCCGGCGGTGGCTTTACCGCCGGTGTCAACATGGCCTTGAGGGCATTCAACATGAGGATCCTCAACTTTCATCGTGGTGTCCTTGGGCGACATCGCCGCTACGTTTGGGCACGAAGTTCGCCAGTTCTTCCGGCGAGAGCGTCAAAAAGTCGTTGATGCGCAGCCACACCTCCCGGCGGCCTTCAAGCACTGCATGCACGCGCGGGTCAGCATCGAAGCAGCTTTCATCGGCCCGGCAGAACTTGCGCATATCGCGTTGCATCAACTGGCCTGCATCGTTCATGAGCGCGACCTGATAGGCGGCCTTGAGCTGCCGTAGCTGCTCGATCACGTCCGCACGTTTCATCGCGGCCTGCCGTCCCAGCCATATTCAAGCTCAATGCCCAGCCCCTTGAAGATGCCGGCCGCGAGCCGGAATGCCTGCTCTGGCAAGAGCGTCATCGGATCCTTACCGTCGATCTCCATGACAAAGTTGCCTGAGATATGCCGGCTGACCCTAATGCGGTGAGATGGCTCGGGCCTGCCTATGATCGGAGCACGTTTGGCACCCATCTCGATTGTCTTGCTGACCCGCTCAACGCGGTGGAATTTGGGGTTGATGTTGGTCATTGTGGCCCCTGCGGCTGCTGTTGCGACGGGCCGCCCGGCCCGCCCGGCGCAACCATCCCGGCCTTTACCTGCGCTGCCTGGGCTTTTGTCCCCTTCTTCAAGTTGTCAGTAGACCAAAGCGGCTGATAGTTCGTGTAGTGACACGCCCGCACAAAGTGCTCGCGGTCAGTCAAATCAAACGACGAAATCGGCACGATGTGATCGAGGTGCCACGCACCATAGTTCGCCCAATTCATGCCGGGCGAGAACATGCTGGCGATGTAGTTCTTGAAAAAATCGACCGTGCAGCCGAGATCACGCACTGCTGATCCAGCCTTGCACCCACGTTTGACGGCATACCAAACGCGATTGCGGATGTTGCGTGCTATTCGGACTTCAATCCGCTGACAGGCCTTTCGAGTCTCGTCTGGATTTCTCTCCCGCCAACGCGCATGACAAGCCAGCGCCGCTTCCGGGTTTCGTTCACGCCATCGCTTCGCATTGTCACGACCCTCTTTATGTAATTTATCAGGGTCTTCCACTTTTCGACGGCGATAATATTTGGCCAGATATTCCTTCATATACGCGCGGTTCTTTTCAGGATCACGATTACTTGGACGCTTTCGTTTGTACGTCTTGTTATACTCACGCATATAGGCGAGCCGCTTTTCTCGATTTCTACTCATTGGACAGGCCCCTGTGGTTGTTGGCCGGGCTGACTCTGGCCTTGTTGTCCAACACCAGCCTTAGCCTGCACTGCCACAGCTTTCATCATAGCGGCTTGCGCGGGCGCGGCCTGAATCTGCTCCTGCCTGGCCTGTGCATCGGCACGTGACTTGCGCTTGGCCATAACCTGGCGATCGTCCGCAATGTAACTCTCTGGCACGCCCATCGTGGTGGCGATGTCAGGCGCGGCGGTATCGTTGTCGAGCCGGTCCATAATGGATGGGTCCTGCGTTTCCATGGCAAGCTTGGACATCTGCTCGGCAAAGCGGAAATAGGCCGATACTTCCTGCATCTTCTGAGCACGCGCGATCGGCGACGTATACTCGACCTCGTAGTTGCCACCGGCCTCGCGCAACCGCGGTGGCATCGGGGGCAGGATCGGCACGCCCTTGTTGGTAAGGTCCGAGAGAATGTCGAGCTCTCGCTCGATCATCGGACCAAGATATTCCGACTGTTGTCTTCCAACGGTCGGCGCGAGCAGGATGCCCTTCTCGTTCGCCCGCTCCACCACCTCAGTGGCGGTCATCTGCGGGGATTCGACCATGATCTGAAACAGCGTGACCAGGAACACGTCGTTGATGATGGAGCGTTCCATGTCCATCATCTTCTCGTTGACCTGGATATTACCGGTCGGCAGGATATGCACGGTCGGCTTGCCGTTACTGTCGACACCGCCCTTATTCATGGCGCCAGGTCGCAGATCCATGCCGATAATGCCGTCGTCGGCAACCAGCAGCACTGGATCGGCCGCACGATGGCCCTGCTTGAGGAACGTGCGTTTCTGCGCATTCAGGGTCTTCAAGCTCGGCAGCACCATCTGGGCTGGGCCACGACCGTAGACCTCGAGCGGGGTCTGGTCATAACGAGAAACCGAGTAAGGAAACGTGCGGTAGCCGCCGCCAGGCTGCATCAGGCATTGGCCCTCGATGCAGACGTAATGGGACTCGAACGGCAACGCCCTGGCATCGATACGCTGCGGATCGTAGTCACGGCGCGGACGTACACAATGCAGGAAGTTGAACAGCCATTGGCTATGCTGCTCGAGCGCCGAGTGCAGCCCGGCGGGCAGCATGTGAAAGCCCCAGCGCTGCACCGCCTGGTAGGCGGTCATGCGGAACCAGCGGATTATTCGGTCGACGCGGCCTTGATGGTTTTCTCCATAGAAAGTTTCGCCAAGAGGCACAGCCTTGTAGCGTAACCCAAGCTGCCCACCATAATCACGGCCGTCGAACGCGTCGACGAACATAGTGGCATTACCAAAGGCTCCGAGTGACTGAAAATTACTATTGTTTTGCGCCGAGAAGTTCGCGTTGGGAGCGTAACGATATTTGAACAGGATCTTGGTAACTTTCTCAAACCACAACCTCGTCGCTCGGTCCTTCATCACGTAGTCGTCGTTGGCCGCAAGGGCGTGCCAAGTCATGTTACGTGGGGTCAAAAGACTGTCGCAGATCGCCGCAAACCGATGCAGCGCCAGCATGCCCGAGGCGTCGACCTGCTGTTGCGTCTTCTTCTGGCCCGGCCACGAAAAGTTCTGGTAGAAGAAAGTATTACGACTAGTCGGCAGGATGAGCTCGGCCGCCTCCTCCCATTGCGATGCGAACGTGCTGCGCCAGTTCACGTACTGGCTGAACTCCTGCATGATGTCACGCACCACCTCGCGCTCGGCATCGCTGACGGCACGCGGCAAGCCTTGCATCTGTGCATTGCTGGCGTAGATGCCGGCGCGCGCGCGATCGCTGATGGTTGCGACTGCAGTTGCCATCAATTATTCCCTTGGCGCGCCGTCCGGCAGCCGTGTGATGGCTACGTTCGCCCACATGGCATTCGATCGATGACTGCGAATCACGAACGTCTTGTCCGGACCTTCCGGCAATTCAGCCTGAAGAATATCGCCGTAGACTCTCGCGGCTTCACGCACGCGCGCCATCTTGGCGATCTGCTCATCGGTCGGCTTGAGATATTCATAGGTTGAAGGATGCACGTTGTATCTCCTAGTTGATAGTCAATCTCTTCGCGTCTGGATCAGCCGGGTCCATCTCGGGATCGAGCCGCATGTCGGCGGTGACCCACTTTTTCGCACAGTCGAAGAGTTGAATTCGATCGGCATCGCTGAGCTTGAGCTGGTCGGCTAATTTGCGGAACGTCTTCTGCAGGTGCGCCAGATCGCGGAATATCACTTCGTTTTTCGTCGGCGCTTCCCAGTCCGCCCAGACCACGTCCGCGATGACGCGGCCGCTCTTGTCGATCTTGGCGTGCGAGCAGATGAACGGCGTGGTGATAGAGCGGAAGCCCGGAAACACACATTCCAGCAATACAGGCATAGCGTCGTCGAAACTATGCGCGAGCATCGACAGCACCACCATCCCGACCGGCTCGTATCTGGTGGCATGGATTACTCGCGCCGGCCACATCTCGCGCAGCTCGTCGGCGTGCATCCGTGAAAGGAAATCAACCGCCGCGGTTTGCACGGAATCCGAACCCTCCAAATGGCGATCGCCGGGCACCGCCGCCCACTATGCCGAGCGTGGAAGTGGCACCGAGCGGTGACACCGCCTCCTGCATCTGCTGCAATAGGGCCTTCCGACGCTTCATCTCCTCGGTCTCGTCCTGCACCTGACTACCGAGCAGGTCGCCAGGACCGCCAAGGCCCATTCCCGAGTAGTCGATACTGCCAAGCTGACCGCTGCCGAGTGCCATGACCGTCACCGAAGTACGCCGAACGGGACAGGTTTCCCCGCCCCGCCCGGCTAGAGGGGTCCCTAACTCATTGCTGAGCATGGCCAGGGTGGTGGGGGGTGGACAGTGCAGCAACGCACTGTCAGTCAGTCAAAGACTGTGCTAGGGACTGATGAGTCGTGGGTGACGGGGTCCGTAAGGAATACCCAGACTGCCCGGATAAATATGCACAAGGCCGGTCAAGCTCCGAGAACGGGCATACGTTGCTCGGCACCCACGACCTACTAGAACAGATCAAAATCCACGTTCGCCGCCAGCCCACCCCGCTCGTCCGGGGGCCGGTTGTCGACGGCACCGAGCGGGACCGCGCGGGCGAATCTCTTGGCCATAATTGCAATCCTGAGAGCGCTCATCAGATCGTCCTTCATCTTGACGATCTTGCCGTCCTTGCGGTGGTAGAAACGCCGCTCCTCGAGCAGATCGGCCAGTTGCGCCGCGTACTTGAGCCGCCCGGTCTTCTCGCGCTCGTCCTGCTCCTCGATGCCAGCCTCCGTGCTCACCGACCCGTCCGGCCAGGTGGCGTGATGGTCGAGCATCTTGAGGCCATGCTTCTTATATCCGTCGCTGAGCGGAGCTCCGGTGTTGCGATCACGCTCGGTGCCATCACGGGGCCACGCCACCGGGACGCCGACCGCCACCTTGCGCATCGCGGCAGCCTGCACGATCGAGAGCGCGTCGGCCATGCGGATCGCGTGGTGCACATGGATAATGTCGTTGTCGACATCCCATAGAATAAGGACTGCCGCGAAAGGATGACCAATACCGAAATCGATGCCCCATAATTTCCGCCAATAGGACGGCACGTGCGTGATGGGGGCCTCGATCAGGTATTCCTCGGGGGTCTCGAAGATCGCACCCGAACCGAGCTTAGGAATGCCGTAGACCCGCGCGTCGTATTCGTGCTTCTTGTAGCCGGCCTTGCGTTTGGCCTTCTCGGCCTCCGTGAAATGCTCGGCCTCGTCGAGCGACATCCTGATCACGCCACGGTCGGGATGGTCCTCATTGAAAGAATTGACGAGCGGTGTCGGCCCGAACAACGGGGTGAAGGTCGTGAACAAGATGCCGTCGCCGGAAAGCCGCGACAGGAACTCATCGTAGACCTCGCGGGTCGAGTTGTTACTCGGGTCCGGCTCCTCATCTGCCCAGCCCCAATCGATGGTATCGCCCTGGAATTTGGCTCGACCCTGCTCGTAGGACTTGAATTGAGCAATAGACGTGCCGCCCGTGATGTGCCGCACCTGTAGCTGGTCGATCGCATCCACGATGCCGGGCGCGCGGGACCGATCGATCAGGCATTCCTTGGGGATCATGCCGGTCCCCCAGTCGGCCTCCACACCCGGCGTGCCGCAGAGCTTGCGCTGCTGCACGTTGCGGACATCGCTCGAGGTGACGCCCGCACACCAGCCGCGGGTCGGCTTGTCGAAGCGCTTACCTCTCCACCAGTCGGGATACCGGCCGGTCAAATGACACGCGACCTCGAAAGCACCGGACTGCGATTTGCCGACCTGCGTGCCCGCCTCGAACAACCGCTCGCGCTTCGTGGCGCCAAGATTGAAGAATTCCAACTGCTTCGGATATGGCTTGAAATACAATAGCTTGAAGTACTTCTGTCTATGAGCGATAAATTCCAGCGCACGGCGGCGCTCGGCGGGGGTGAGCGGGGCCGGGATGGTCACAGCACGCTGTCGAGCCGGTTGACCTGATCGCGCAGCGCCGAAAGGCTGCTCCTGATCTGGTTGAGCACGCTCATGTGCGAGCCCGGCGTGGGATTGGCCTCGCTGACCGGCGACGGTACCGAGCCGGAAACCCGGTCCGCGATCGCAGAAAGCCGCCCGCCAAGCTCCTCCGCATCAGCAAAAATGCCGTCAAGACCGTCACGGAGCGTCGGCGGTCTGGTCTGCTTCGCATTCGTATCAACCACACTATTCGGATATGCCATCACTTCCCCTCCGTTAACGTTTCACGTGAAACATCGCTCTCATCACCTTGATGTTCAATGACTTTCACTGGCTTGGCATCTCCGCCCAACAACCGCTGCACCGGGATGCCACTCTCATTCGCCAGCCGCCGCGCAAGTGCCTCGAGCTCCGACGTGTCAACCGTGTGCTCAACCTTCACAGTATGCTCGGTCTTGGACGAATAGCCCGCACGATCGAGAATCGTTTCAATCATCCGGCCGTGTTGAGGATGTTTCGGATCATCCAGAATATCGCGGGCTCGCCTGATCGCGAGTGGACCAAGACCACGCAGCACCAATCGGCTCGCTTCCTCAAGCGCCTCAATGACGTATTCCCGGTGCATCATCTCATGGGCGCGAACCTTTGCGCCATCAGCAACGTCTGAAAAGCCAGCATCCCGCGCCGCCTGCGCAGCACTCATCTCCCCACAGGCCATCAACCAAACAAACTTGCGCTGACGATCATCGCGTAGCGCAAGCATCTTCGGACCAAGAGCATCAGAAGGAAGTTCAAACATGGCCGAATAACTCGTTACTCGCCATTCGGGAGCAACGCACTGTTCATTCGGTTATGGTACAGTCCGTTCTTCGCGTAATCGCAAATTCTCATTAATTCGTCGTAGGTTGCGTTGCTTTTCAAAACATTGGCACGGAATGAAATAACAAACACATTGCCGGGCACGTAGCCCTTCGTATTGTCCCACCGGTCCAAGCTCGGACGGTCAGGTCTTTTCGCGTCCCCGCCCTCACCATTCCGTTGCGGGTACGCAAGTTCAATCCCGAGCACCGGACAATGCGTCGGCCACACGAGATCAGTCGGCCTAATCGTCGCCTCCAAGCCAGCCTTGCGGGCACGTAGTCGGGCGTTTGAACAGATGTACGTCTTCCATAGCTGGTCATTGCGCTTGTCGTACTTCTTCCGACCGTTCGCACGCTGCTTCTTCTTGGAAGCACGGTGCATCTCAAGCCATTTCTCGTACTCAGCACCACCAGCCGCCCTAATAGCGGCGTTGCGCTCATTGATCCGGCGACGGTCACGCTCAGGTGTTTTGTAATCCAGCATGTCAAGCACAATAAAAAGACCGGACAAACTCACAACGCACTGTGCGTCTTTTCACATTGGAAATCGCCGCGCGAAATTTTCCGGGTAGGTAAATTATACAGTCAGCCGGCAACTTGGGGGGCCACCCGGGTATGCCCCCGGTCTTTCCTGGGAGCCACGTCACGCCTTGCGCGCGTCATCGCGCCTCGCATCGTGACTGATCTGTTACCCTGCTGTTACCCTGGCGCACTGTACTGTACAGTTAAGTACTTGATTGTCCTGACCTTTACAGTCCTGACCAGCGGTTTGCACAACCGGGCAGTGTTAATGTGCTGTTAAGGATGTGCGAACCAATAACTGTTATTGGTTACGTCATAACAAGTGCTTATGAGCTATCTGCTCTGCACTGCTCTTGTCTGCTCTGCACTGCTCTGAACTGTCAGGCTTGTGACCTGTGCTTGCGACGGGCTGCTCGGCTAATGACCTGCACGCCTTGTGTCACTGCCCTGACCTCGTCAATGACCAGA